GAGCATGAGTTCGAAGAACTCTTCGAGCAATCTCCTCATCCCGAACTGTTTGATGCAGATGGGAACTTATTCAGAGGTGAGTATATGGTCGTTAATTTCCCTCCCGACTTTGATCCTGAAGAGGATGGTTGGTATGTGGAAGACCCAGATGAAGAAATGTAAATCAACCTCCAGGCACCTTCACAGGTGCCTTTTTTAGTGTTATGATACTAGCAAGTAAAGCAGAGGGGACCCCCTCTTAGATCATGTCCATCCTAGTAGATGCAAATCAAATCGCCATCAGTCATCTGATGATCCGCAACAAGATCGAGTCTGGTATCAATATTGATTCCGTTCGTAAGTCCATTGTTCGAGTCATCGGTCGTATTGCTAAGAAGTTCGGCGCCGAGTACGGTGATATGGTGCTGTGTTATGACGACAAGAATTACTGGCGCCGCGACATCTTCCCCTTCTACAAGAAGAACCGGAAGCAGGAGCGTGAGGCATCCAAGTACAACTGGGATGAGGTCTTCACGGTGCTCAATAAGATCCGCGATGAGATCCGCACCAACCTCCCCTATCATGTGATCCAGGTGCAGGGTGCTGAGGCGGATGATGTGATCGCTTCTATCTGCATCCACAACTCCAAGAAAGAGACACCGGAGAAGACTCTGATTCTGTCCGCAGACAAAGACTTTATCCAACTGCATAAGTTTGACTTCGTGCGGCAGTATGATCCAATCCGCAACCGCTGGATTGAGAATGACAACCCTGTGCAGTATTTGCAGGAGCATATCATTCGAGGTGACCGTTCTGATGGTATCCCTAACATCTTGACTTGTGATGATGCTATCGTCACCGGTAAGACCCAGAAGAAGATGAGTAAAGAGAAGATTGCTGCCCTGGCCGAATTGGATCCTTCTGAGTTCACCAACTACATCCGTCTTCGTAATTGGAAGCGTAATGCTGAACTTATCGACTTCACTCGCATCCCTGAGTCTGTCGTTACTCGTATCCTTACCACCTATCAGAAGAATCGCCCTGCTCTCAGAGTGAACATCAATTACTTCATTGAGAATAAACTGCAGGAAATCATGGAGGAGTTTGCCTGAGTTACGGAAAACTCTGCTAAATAAACATAGCACAACACAAGTGCTATACTAACTTTCGTAATGCGAGCGTAACCAAGTGGCACGACCCTCCACCCCAAAACTGCCCGTTAGTAAGACCCTGATCTCTGAGGTCTTGCAGCGGGTTTCCAATGCAAAGACCAAGGCACAGAAGGTAGAGATCCTTCAGGAATACAAGTCTGAAGCACTGACTAAGATTCTTCTTTGTAACTTCGCCAAGAGTGTTGAGTTTGTCTTCCCCACCGGCAAGACCCCCTTCACTCCCTTGGATCGCCCCAAGGGTGTGCAGCACCAGATCCTCTTCACTGAGCACCGTCTCATTGATAAGATGATCACCAAGACTGTTAATGGTGTGACTTACTACGGTTGCTCAGGTACACCCAAACCCCGTATCCAGCAGATCAAGAAAGAGCAAATCTGGATTCAACTCTTGGAGGCACTACATGCTGAGGAGTCAGAAGTTCTTGATCTAGTCAAGGATAAGAAACTGACAGACCGATACAAGATCACCAAACAGAATGTGATCGACGCCTTCCCCGAACTGCACCTGCAGAACGAGAAGTGATTCTTAACCCTCCGCTTTACCAGCGGGGGGTTTTCCTTTATAATGGTTATGTCCCGCATCTTCCCTATGCTCTTCCACGAAATGGTTTCTATTCTCGCCGAACTGGGCGAGCAGAGGCGAGCCGCTAAGGAATCGCAGACAAAGCAACCCCGACACCACCTGGAGGAGTTGGATGTTCTTGATGTGAACTATGAAGATGTATTAGAGTACTATCGCTATCGAAACACACATGAAGAGAACGATCAAGAGTCTTCGTAAGGCAATCAAGGCAGGAGAGAACTCCCCACTGTACAGTGATCAGGAACTGAACTACTTGCGTAAGCAACTTAAAGTTCTTATCGAAGGCAGAGATGCCATGAACCACGCCCGTCGTCAAACCCAAGGTTTTAGCAAATGAGCAGAGAAGTCCACAGTGCAAAGTTGATCAGCATCACACCAAACGCTGAAGAGAACATTGTGTATATGGCAAGAGTCTCCAACCCTTCAAACCAGGCGAACATGGAGACTGCACCGCGCCTGATCAAGTATCTGATCAAGCATAAGCACTGGTCTCCATTCGAGATGGCAAGTATGCAGGTGGAGATCAACACCACCCGCGCAATCGCTGCCCAGGTGCTCCGCCACCGTTCGTTCTCGTTTCAGGAGTTTTCTCAACGGTATTCTAACGTTGGGGACCTACCCCCAATTGGTCTTCCTCACCTGCGCTCTCAAGACTTGAAGAATAAGCAGGCATCTCATGACGATATGGATCCCATCACTGTCAGTGCTCTCGACTACCAGATTGAGCAACTCTATGCCAAGGCACAGAGGGTCTATGATCTGTTGATTGAGCAGGGTGTGGCAAAGGAGTGTGCTCGTTCTGTACTTCCTCTCGGAACTCCCACCCGAATGTACATGTCGGGTTCAGTTCGCTCGTGGCTGCATTACATCGAGATTCGTGCTGGCATCGAAACTCAACTGGAGCACCGCCTGATTGCTGAAGATATCAAAGAGATCTTTGTCAATGAATTTCCCAATATTGCCGTTGCAAAAGAATGGTTGTGACTAATCCTGAGAACGTAAATGAGTCCCTTCTGGGACTCTTTCATGCCACTATGAATCTCCCATCTGCCGCAGAACACTGTGGTATGACACAGCGGGAGATGCGAATGGCATTCCGAGAGTTTATCAAATACCACCCTCCGTGTTATAATGATAACAATCCATACCAACTTTCACTTGACTTAAACTAATGGCAAAATTTGACGTTATTAACAAGGAGACAGGTGAGAAGAAGGTCATCGATGTTTCCGTCCATGACATTCAGCAGTGGTATGTCGACAACCCCGAATGGGTTCGTGACTGGTCTGAAGGTTGCGCTGGCAACCTAGGAGAGTTCGGTGGTGAGTGGAAAACCAAACTTGCCAACAAGCACTCTGGTTGGAAGCACATCCTCGATAAAGTCAAGAACACACCCAAGTCAAAAGCAAAGGATCTTTACTGATGGCACGCAAGAAGCAACAGCAACAACAGAATCAAGGTGACTTTGGCAGCATTCGTCAGTCACGTCGTAATCCAATCCACGCCGGATTGATGACCGAGGTGGAACCACTGAGTGCCAACCAGGCAAGGATCTTCAAGTCTTGGGAAGAGGGTAAGAACCTTTTCATCTATGGTTGCGCCGGAACTGGTAAGACCTTCTGTGCACTTTACAACGCATTGAAGGACACCATTGGTGATAACCCTAAGTATGAATCCGTCTATGTTGTTAGGTCACTGGTAGCAACCCGTGAGATTGGTTTCCTCCCTGGAACCCATGAGGATAAGGCAGACATCTATCAGATTCCATACAAGAACATGGTTAAGTACATGTTTGAACTTGGAAATGATGGAGAGTTTGAGAACCTCTATTCTGGTCTGAAGAAGCAGGAATCCATTAAGTTCTGGTCCACTTCATTCCTCCGTGGTGTTACTCTCGATAATGCTGTCATCATCATTGATGAGATGCAGAATCTGAACTTCCATGAACTGGACTCCATTATCACTCGTGTTGGTGAGAACTCCCGCATCGTCTTTGCTGGTGATGCCATGCAGTCTGACCTGATCAAGGATCGTGAGCGTAATGGTATTCATGACTTCATGAAGATCCTTGGTAATATGTCTGAGGACTTTGATCTGATCGAGATGGGTGTTGACGACATCTGTCGTTCTGGTCTGGTTCGTAACTACCTCATTGCCAAGAACGAGGCAGGATTCTGATGTTCATCCAACGCGACGATTACCACCACTGCTTCAAGAATGACTTGAAGCGATTCAATATCAACGAGGTTCGTCACTATGTGAAAGAGGGGAGCAGCATTGCTTACCCCTCTGTCACTTCCATTCTTTCGTTTATTAACGGACCTAAGTTTGCTAAGTGGCGATCTCGCGTTGGTGAAGAAGAAGCGAACCGAGTTACCAAACAAGCGACAACCAGAGGTACGAATCTTCATACTCTCTTTGAACATTTCCTCATGAACGAGGACTATCAGTCCACCGATGAGTATAAGATTCCTCTTACTAGCCTTATGTTCAAAGCGGCGAAACCAGTTCTGGAAAGTCGCATAAATAACATATACCAGCAAGAGACCCAAATGTCATCCGACCGCCTATGTATGGCGGGAACTGTTGACTTGATCTGTGAGTTCGATGGTGAACTTGCTGTTGTTGACTTCAAAACTTCCAAGAAGACTAAACCTGAGGAGTGGCTGGAAAGTTACTTCGTTCAGTTGTCTGCCTATTGGGCAATGTTCTCGGAAGCTACTGGTGTTATTCCCAAGAAATTGGTCGTGCTCCTTGTTGCCGAGAATGGCGACATACAGGTCGTGGAGCGCCGGAACATCATTGATTACTTAACCATTCTTCGTGACTATGCTAGTAGATTTGTTGAGCACCACAATGCCTAATTTTGACACACTAAACGAAACACTAGAACTGAACTTCTTAAGCAAAGAGAAGTTCGCAGTTGACATCGAAGAGATTGTCAATTCCTCTGACCTCAACTACATCGACGCTATTGTTGAGTATTGTGAACGAAGAGGTGTTGAGATCGAAGTTGCTATTAAACTAATCTCGAAACCACTTAAAGAGAAGTTGCGTTACGACGCTACCGAATTGAACTACCTCAAGAGAACCTCCAGGGGAAAACTCCCCATCTGACTATGACCCACCGCTCTGGTTTTG